TTCAAGATGGTTCATTAACATAGCAACATATATATCCCTTTCCCAGGGCATCATGTTTTCTATTTCTGTTAATGAATATTTATGGAACTGCATCAAGGCAAAGTTGAGATTGAAGTAGTTCTCAAGATTCATATGAACCATCCCTAGGCGAAAAAAGATGCCAGTCCCTCCAAGACAACTTCACTCTCAACTTTAGTGTTTGGGTTTGTCACTTTAATCGTGTGCGACAACTTGGGCATCGTCTGGAAGAATGCCTCAATCTCCTTAAACTGTGATGAATTCATTTGCTCCAAGAAATCATTCATCTCTTTCTTAGTGCAATCAGAGGTAGTCCAAACCTCATCCTCAGTAAAGATTTTGTCAACGCATGATGCGATCAACTCAAATGATTGATCCATCACATTTTTATCACTGATATCAAAATTATTTTTGATAAATTGATCAAGCGATGGATATTTCATCTGCATCATGATCTTATCATCTAGTTTAATTTTATCAGTGTGATCATCACTCTTGATAACTTGGATATCGTCAAGGTTTACATTCACTGTAACACTTGTTTCATCATCATCAGGGCAGACAATGTTTACTTCAATGTCTTCACCAACAGATTTACCACGAATATTTAAAAACAAATATTCAATGTCAAACGTAGGAAGATCTTCAATCTTAACACCCTTGGTCAATACACAATTTTTAATAACAGATTTGATTGCAGTTGTAATCTGTTTCGTACTATCACTTTCAAGTGCAATGACAAGAAGTTTTTCTTCCTTGACTAGAAAGGGTCTGTACTGAATTGTTTTTCCTGTGGATGGCAACTCAAGTTCATAAGTTGGCGTAGCAATCTTTGGTAAAGGCATAATGTCCCGAAGAGTTTTTCAGTGTGATTATTTATTAGGCAATTCCACCAAATCCTGGTGGTGTGACTGGAACACCACTCGTTCCTCTATTAATACGATCTAATTCTCGTATTGTTCCTGCTCCAGTTAAACCTGCACTAAAGGTTCCTGGAATAGGATTAGATCCTCCAGTTGCAATATCAAGTTCTCTTTCAAACCCTCTTTGATTTGCGATGACTTGAGAAGGTGAAGATAAATTCTCTCCACTTATATTAACACTATCCAAAGTATACCTCGTATATGAAAAATTAACTGTCACTTTTAAAACTCTAGATGCCTCATATGATAATGGCATTGAATTGATAGAAATCGGAAATGCTCTAAAAAAGTTATATTGTGCGGATGATCCTGTTCTCTTATTTTGTATAGACCCAAAATCTGTTCCTGCAATAATATTTACGATGTCCTCCAATATATTTGGTCTTTTTACCTGAGTGACAATATCCTTCTCAAATTTAAGAATACTAAGACCTTGATCGGCAACATAATCATTAGGATATCTAAATCTATAACTAAAATTATTTTCACTTACATTTTTACCGCCAATATCCTCACCAGCGATATGATTCATCCATAGTTCAAAGAACTTGATCGAAAGATATTCCTCAGCATCAACATAAAATGTCAGTGCTAATGGCTCATAGGATCTTCTATATGCATGAGTTTCAGTTACACCCGTGCGGTCATTATCTTGTTTTGATGTAATGAAAGACGATCCAGGTAAACTACACTCACAGCATCCTAAAATTAATTTTTCCTGCGAGGCTCCAAGAAGACCACTCAACCTAGACCTTACCTCAAAATTATTTGGGAAAGGAATGAATGCCAAAAACGATGATGTGGTTGATGGTCTAAGAATATTAGACTTTATTTCTGATATTGATGTGGCGCGGAGTGACATCTAAATAGTTTTTAACCTTATATATTATGTATGGGAGAAAGTATTAAAAGTAAATACAAACCTTCGCATCCTAGAAAATATAAGGGAGATGCAAGTAATATTATATGCAGGAGTAGTTGGGAAAGAAAGTTTTGTAGGTGGTGTGACCTCAATGAAAACATTATAGCATGGGGATCAGAAGAATTCTGTATCCCATACATATCACCCGTAGACAATAGAGTTCACAGATACTTCCCTGACTTTATTATAAAGGTAAAAGAATCTACTGGCAAGATCAAAACTTATGTCGTTGAGGTAAAACCTGCAAAACAAACTGCACCTCCAAAGAAAAAATCTAGGGTGACTAAATCATATCTCTTTGAGTGTAAAACTTATGCAGTGAATCAAGCGAAGTGGAAAGCAGCACAAGAGTATTGTGCTGATCGTAGAATCGAATTTAAGATCATAACAGAAAGAGAACTCGGAATCAAATGAACCGCATCGAACCTATCCTTGATGAACTGAATGGTGGAACCATGGATCAGGAGGAACAGATGTTGATAATTATGGACGCACTGAGTGATACTGTCACACCAATACCTGATGTTGGAACCATTTGCACTTTTGTTTATAATGCTAAAACACCTGGAATACTATACGATCAACATCCACTTGTCGCAGTGACAGATTTATTTGCATGGGGATTTCGCGGAACAAACTTTCATCATAGAGAGACAAGACAATATACCTGGAATGAAATTGCTGGTCAGGTCTACATAGTTAAGAGAGAAGAACTTGATGACCTGCTCTCAGTCAGATATGCAAAGTTCCTCACTAAATAAATAAAAACCACTTAAATGGCAGATTTCAGTAAAGGAAACGCTAATGATTTAAAAACGAACCAGGCACAATACGCCGAAGGTTCTTATGTGTCTGGTGATAGAATTATAGTGGTAGGCGATAGAGAAATAAAAATTAATCCTATAACAAATCTAGTCCTAGGAGATCCTTTTAGTTCAGGGTCTACAACTGTTCCCAACAGAGCAACTATAAAAACAGTAACTGCATATACAAGACAAGACAAAAAAATACAATCGGCAACCACACTAATATATGCACTCGACCCTAAAGAAGATAAGTGGCAACCTGTTGGTATTACAAATGATGGATTTAATTCTATACAATTGACTGATCCAACAGGAGCATACCCATTGGTAGGAGGAGAAGCATCTAAAAATGTACCATACTATGATGAACTAACTGAATCATTACAAAACAAAGATAGTCCAGCTTATAAGAACATTATAAATTCTGTAAAAGAATCTACCGTGAACGATAGTGGTGAGGACGGAACTTTGGAAGAAAATCTTTTACAAAGTAAACCGCCGTCTGAAAGGCAAAAAATACTTGCATCATATCGAGGATCAGATCAAGCAGAGGCAGATCCTGCAGAACAAGACGCTTCTAGACCAGTGCCAAACCCAGGAGGAAGTTCGACTAATCAGATCTTTAGTTCTCCGATATTCTCATCACAAGGATTATCATACCCAATTGACTTAGATCTTAATACACAAGATGCATTAAAAATTACGATTCATCAAAGAAAACCAAGAGAATTTAGTGGGGGACAACGAAACGAAAGTTCTTTCGATAGAGGCGTAAATAACCAAGATGGCACAATAAAAGCACTTGCAACTATCTTTTTACCCGTATCTGGGAATATCTCTGATAGCAGTAACGTTGATTATAACTCCAATTCACTTAATTTCTTACAAGGTTTCGCAATACAAACACTTTCAGATGCTGTAAAGGGAAAAGTGGGTGGAGATATTGGTCAAGATATTTCAAAAGCATTTGGAAACATTGGAGACCAAAATTTACCGATAAGAAATTTAGTTGGAGATTTTACCGCTGCAACAGCATTAAAGGGTTTAGCCGGACAGTCGGTCAATAATATTCAGTCAAGATTTAGTGGACAAATCTTAAACCCAAACATGGAACTTTTGTTTAATGGTCCAAAACTTAGAAATTTTCAGTTTCAGTATAGACTTACTCCAAGAGAGAGGGATGAAAGCGTAAGAATACAACAAATCATAACTGCGATCAAGAGACACATGGCTCCAAAGAGAGGGAGGAATGGTGGATTTTTCCTAGGTGCTCCTGATTTCTTCCGACTACAATATCTTTATAGAAATAACCAGCATAGGTTCTTAAATAAGTTTAAAGATTGTGCTTTAATTGGATTTGATATCAACTATGCACCAGAGGGAACATATGCAACCTACCCTGATGGTGGTATGCATTCATATTTGATGACCATGAGATTTGCTGAACTTGATCCAGTCTACTTTGAGGACTACGAAGATAATGATATTGCTAATGATATTGCGAATACTGAGATTCCAGTTGGTAGAACTTTAGGGGAGGTAGTTGTTCCCGGTGCAGGAGGCATAGGATTCTAAAATGTCAAATTACTTTAGTCGCATACCAGATTTTGAATACGTCAGTTTACTACCTGATGCAAAAATTTCTGATTATATCCAAGTAAAGAATTTATTTAAGAAAGGTTTTATTCGTGAAGATATATTCCAGGACACTACATTCTTTACAAAATATACAATTAATGGTGATGATAGACCTGACAATGTTGCATTCAAGGTTTACGGAGATTCGACTTTTGATTGGATTGTATTGCAATCAAATAATATAATTAACATTCAAACCGAATGGCCGCTATCACAAAATGACTTTGATAAATATGCCCTTGATAAGTATGGGGATTACAACACACTATTCAATGGTGTGCATCACTATGAAACACTTGAGGTAAAAAATTCTAATGGTGTGGTGATACTTGAGAGTGGCAAGCAAGTTCCACAAGATTTTAGTATCACATACTTTGATATTAAATTAAAGCAATACATCACAGCAAGTAATGCAACAGTTGCGGTGACTAATTATGAATATGAAAATATTATCCAAGAAAATAAAAGAAATATCTTCTTGTTAAAGAATAATTACATTCCAGTTGTTTTAAATGACATGGAAAATATTATGCCATACAGAAAAGGTTCCACTCAGTTTGTGAGTGAAACCTTGAAGCGTGCTGATAATATTAGACTTTACGACTGATCACTCCTCAGCGAGTTTCTGGAAGTAACTCAGAGCATCATCTTCGTCCTCACTTGAGGAGGACTTAGGGGTGATGTCAGGTGCGTTAAAGTCCTGAGCAGGAGGCTTGCTTGACTCAAAGTTAGGAGTGAAGGAACCGCGACCTTCGCTCTCATCCTCAAGTTCCTCATCAAAGCGATGAGGTGCAGACTTCTGACCCAGAACCATCTTCAGACGACCCTGAAGTTGCTCATAGGACTTAAACTGATCGGCAGCAACAATCTCTGCAAGAGAGTATTCCTTCTTCCACAGTGCCTCAAGTGCATCGTCGTCATCCAGGAGAGGACCAGGACGATCAAACTCAGAGGAATCATAGTTCCAGTAACCCTGAACCTTCTTCAGTTTCAGTTTGAAGTTAGCACCCTGCCAGAAGTCAAAAGGATTGATAGGAGTTTCATCCTCAAACTC